TCAAAATAATCAAAATAATCAAAATAATCAAAATAATCAAAATAATCAAAATAATCAAAATAATCAAAATAATCAAAATAATCAAAATAATCAAAATAATCAAAATAATAATTATGTTAATATTAATATTAATATTCGGGAATATTCTTCTTCTAATGCTAATATCAATATTACTTATGTTTAATCTATTTTACTAGATAAATGAAGATAAAATATATATATTATTTATAATAATATATATATTTTTTTTATAAACTCCTCGTGACAGGTTCGAACTGCCGACCTTGTGGTTAACAGCCACACGCTCTGACCAACTGAGCTAACGAGGAATATTAAATAATATTGAAACTATAAAATTTCAATAAAAAAGAGTTCCCGCCTGGATTCGAACCAGGGATAGAGGAATCAAAATCCTCTGTGCTAACCGCTACACTACGAGAACATATGCTCCCAGGCGGGCTTGAACCGCCGACCTTCGGCTCATAAGACCGACGCTCTAACCAACTGAGCTATGGGAGCATTTTTTGCTAGGAGTGGGGTTCGAACCCACGAGGCTTACGCCATGCGATCTTAAGTCGCACCCCTTAGACCACTCGGGCATCCTAGCAGAAAATATTTTTTAAAAAATTGAACTAGTTATTATTACTTGTTACATTTATTCTTGTTATGTCTTTAAATACATTTTTTAAAATATTTAAATTATTTAAAATTTTTATTATGGGTTGTCTTGTCCAAATTTTGAGAGATAATACAAAATTATAAAAAATAATTATTTAAATTTTTTATTATTATTTCCTGATAAATACTTGAATGTGATTCATAAAACCAATCCCCAAAATTTGAGAGAATACTTAATTCTTCACATGGTTTTAATTTTATTTCTTTTGCATCATCTTTATATATCCATTTATAATCACCATTATATTCATTTATTGAAGTTAAATATCTATTTTCTTCTTTTGAAATTATTAAACCTGGAAATTTTGAATATTTTGAAACTATAAAATCACCACAATTTAAATTCATAATTAATTAAAAATATTAAAATAGTTTTATATTTTTTATAGTTTATAAAAATAATTTTGAGAGAATCAATAAAAAATAGAAATATTTTTTATTTATTTTTATTTTTATTTTAAATTCTACTTGAGTCTATTTAAGTTATTTGCTGCACGAGTTGCAATTGACTTCTTACGAATTCTCCATAATTTTGCAATATGACTTATTTTTTCGTTATATGTGTCAAATGAATTTGGAAAATCTGTTTCAAATTTGTTTAGCCAATAATCACGATATTTTAACCATCCCTCCTGTCCTTTTTTTGTAGCATCTGAATGCTTCTTTTTTTTCTCATCATATTCGATTATCTTTTGCATTTTAGTGTTGAATGGGGTCATTACTTTATCAAGATCGCTCATAACCATAACAAGCGTCATTTGTTGATTGTTTGCTTCTCTTGATTGTGGTATATATATTGTTATATTAGTGTTCAATAATTTTCTATTCAATTTTTTTTATAGACACATAACTATGGGTGGACTGAGACATACTATTATATATAATGGGTAGTCTTGTACACATTATTATATATTAAGAAAATGGGTAGTCTTGTACACATTATTATATATTAAGAAAATGGGTTGAAAAAATGTGCACTCCGCCACCCCCCACCCCAAAACTTACCTTTAAACTATTTTAATATATATTTTAAATATTATTATCAAATTTACTATCAAATTTACTATTATTTATAGACGTTCGGAAATGAGTAGCAAAACCATATACTAGTAGCAAAAAAAAACTTTATATTTTATATATTTTTATTGAGAGAATAAATAAAAAATAAATAAAAAATATATTATTTTTATTGAGAGAATAAATAAAAAAATTATCTCGCCTACATTCTAACCAGGGTCTCAATAATACTTTATAATTAATTAACCAATACACTATACTAACAATAGAAAAGAAGTAATAGATGGGTTTTAATGTGGAGAGAAATAGAATTAATCGTTATTATTCAGTTAAAATTAATTAAAATATTATCTTAAATTAAAATATTATATTAAATTAAAATATTATCTTAAATTAAAATATTTTTGGGGGACTTCCCATAGCTATGGAGGGCTATGATCTTGACCGAAAATCTGGTACATCCAACTTGCAGTTGAGCTCACAAGATACTTATGGTTGCTCCAGTAGGAATCGAACCTACTATCACCCATGATACCAGGAGAGCATCCTTGCTTTACACAAATCTCTAAAAGAGCAGATCTGTTTTACACAAGGCAATGACCGGGCTAGAGTCCGAGTAGTGGCCAACTACCCGCCCAAGTATCTCCTTCACAAGTTGTCTTCATTTCGGTAGTCCATTTTTCAACACTTTCAATTCGGTCGAAACTCTATTAGAAAGTGCTGGCGAGAATTAGCAGCATTCCACTAATGGCGCTTGCCTATCTCTCAGTGTTTAATATTATAATAGTGGGTTCCCCCCACACTTTGTTAAAACATTATTAGTTTAAAAAGTTATCATAAATAAATAACATAAATTTTCTATTCAATTTTTTTTTTACTCACATAACTATTCAAATAATTTTTATTTTAATTTATATTTTTTGAGAGAAAATAATAAAAAATATAAATAATTCTCTCATACTTTTGTGACTACAGAAAAAATTGAATAGAAAAATTATCCATTATTATTATGCACCCAAACAACCAACAACTACCAATAACAATGTCGATGACTCTTGAGATTCTTACCCAGCGCGTTGAGGCCCTTGAGAAGCAACTTGCTTTGCTCTTGGAAAACAAAACAAAGGAGGTTACGGAAAACAAGACTAAGAAGTCTAAGAAGTCTAAGAAAGATGATTCTTCGGATGACGAGGAAAAGCCTAAGACCAAGCGTGTCAGTGGATACATTCTCTTCTCAAATGCTACACGTGATGAAGTTCGTGATTCTCTTAGCAAGGGTGACGAAAAGCCCAAAAATACTGATATTATGAAGGAACTTGCCCGACTTTGGAAGGAACTTAGTGATGAAGACAAAGAGCCCTGGAATACTAAGGCTAAGGAACTCAAGGATGCTGCATAGATCTTTTAAAACAAAATAAAAATTTACAAAATAAAAATTACAAAAAAAAATTTTTTTTATATTACTATAACATTTATAACATTATAAATACTTTTATTTTTTTATTAAATTATTTTTTGTTTTTTGAGAGAATATATAAAAATAAAAAAAAAATTTATATAATTTTACTTAATAGTTATTAGATAAAATTATAATTATTTCAATAAATATATAATGTTTTAAATGAATTTCTTTTACGACCTTCCGGATGATATTCAGGAACAGATCTTCTTCGAAGTTCACAAGCTACAATCTAAGGACACCTTAGAAAAAATCAAAAAGATAGACTTCTGGCGAAGAGATGACATCAGTTATGCTATATTGTCAATGACCAATTTACTTTATAGTCTCGGTGCGTCAAAAAATGAATTACAAGACTATTTCTTCTGTCTTGATTGGTTACATGGAAAAAGATTAAATATAACTATGGAAGATATGATAGAAAATAAGTATTATGATGTTTATTACGACTATTGGGATCGAGTAGAATAAAGTGAGTACCATTAGGAGACTACATTTAAAAATAAACGTAATTATTTTCCTTCGGGATCCCCTTAGCGGGGTGCGAAATCGTTTTAATGAATTTCTTTTACGACCTCCCTCATGAAATTCAAGAAAAGATTTACTTTGAAGTTCATAAAATAAAATACAAAGACGTATCAATTGGGATAAAACCTATTAATTGGTGGAAGGGGCGTAATGGAAATGTTATTTCTCTCATAGTTTCGTGACTACAAAAAAAAATTTTTTATTTTTATACTCTCTCATCTTTAAATTTTAATTATATGCTAATTTTTTTATTTAAAAATAAGAAAAATATATTATTAATTTTTATTATATTTTTCTTATTTTAATAGACGTCCGGAAATGAGTAGCAAAATCATATACTAGTAGCAAAAAAAAACTATATATTTTATATAATTTTATTGAGAGAATATATAAAATATATATTATTTTTATTGAGAGAATATTTAATCTACTATATATACTATATATTTTTTACGATTATTATTTACGAAATATGGTCTTTTTTTATTTGGAAAAAACCAATCTCTCTTATAATCTTTTCCACTTTGAAAATTTAATATTTCTTTTAACTGATATGGTGCTAACTTAAATAATTTATTACCATCTCTAATTAACATATTTGCTGCATTTATTGACTTTAAAAAACACATAATATTATTTTAATTTATTTAATTTTATAAATTCAATTTTATTTTTTGAGAGAAAATGATAAAAATATAAATAATTCTCTCATACTTTTGTGACTACAAAAAAAATTGAATAGAAAATTTATCCATTATTATTATGCATCCAAACAACCAACAACCAACAACAATGTCGATGACTCTTGAGATTCTTACCCAGCGCGTTGAGGCCCTTGAGAAGCAACTTGCTTTGCTCTTGGAAAACAAAACAAAGGAGGTTACGGAAAACAACACAAAGGATGTTACGGAAAAGAAGTCTAAGAAGCCTAAGAAGTCTAAGAAAGATGATTCTTCGGATGACGAGGAAAAGCCTAAGACCAAGCGTGTTAGTGGATACATTCTCTTTTCAAATGCTACACGTGATGAAGTTCGTGATTCTCTTAGCAAGGGTGAAGAAAAGCCTAAAAATACTGATATTATGAAGGAACTTGCCCGGCTTTGGAAAGAACTTAGTGATGAAGACAAAGAGCCCTGGAATGCTAAGGCCAAGGAACTTAAGGATGCTGCATAGATCTTTTAAAACAAAATATAAAAAAATACAAAAAAAATTTTTTATTTTTTTTGAGAGAAAATATATTTTTTAAGAAACAATTATAAAAATTTATGTATAATTCTCTCATACTTTTGTGACTACAAAAAAAATTGAATAAAAATTTTTTCCATTATTATTATGCATCCAAACAACCAACAACCAACAACAATGTCGATGACTATTGAGATTCTTTCCCAGCGCGTTGAGGCTCTTGAGAAGCAACTTGCTTTGCTCTTGGAAAACAACACAAAGGAGGTTACGGAAAAGAAGTCTAAGAAGTCCAAGAAGCCTAAGAAAGATGATTCTTCAGATGACGAGGAAAAGCCCAAGACCAAGCGTGTCAGTGGATACATTCTCTTCTCAAATGCTACACGTGATGAAGTTCGTGATTCTCTTAGCAAGGGTGAAGAAAAGCCCAAAAATACTGATATTATGAAGGAACTTGCCCGACTGTGGAAGGAACTTAGTGATGAAGACAAAGAGCCATGGAATGCTAAGGCCAAGGAACTTAAGGATGCTGCATAGATCTTTTAAAACAAAAAAAATACAAAAAAATACAAAAATTCTTAATTTTTTTCACAAAATTTAAATAATTTTATTCTATTTTTTCTATTTTATTATTTACTAATATACCTACTATATCATAACTATTTCTATCTAGTATTACTCCTTCCTTGCTCTTATAATATAATGATGATTCTATTTCCACCTCCACCACTTCTAATGTATCTTGTTCGTCGCTTTTACATACAGATTGCAATATTTCTTTTCTTGGTCTTCCCCTAGACTTACTTTTTTCTTCTGTAAAATAATGCATAAAATTAATATTATTTTTTATAAAACATCTTTTTACTTCATCTATATTATAATTCATTTTTTTAATAAATTTACCATAATCAACTTCTTTTTTATTATTTTTAGTAACATATTTTCCTATTTCATATTTTTGTCTATCATAAATTGAACCATATTTTTGTTTTTCACAATTTTTACAAAATCCAAATTTTTGTTTTTCATTGCATTGTGTATATAATCCATGATTAAATATTATACCTTTACATCTATTTTCAAAAATTTTTCCATAATAAGGCAAAATTATATTTTCTTCATTTATTTCTTTCTTATTGTTTTCTAAAAATTCTAATAATTTAGATTTTTCAATATTATAATGATTTAATATAATATCAATTGCTGAATCTAAAGACATTAATTTAAATATAATATTATTATTATAAATATTTATAAATAATAATATAGTTATATCAATTTTTTTTCTAGAAATATGTATATAATTTCCATATTGGTGTGGGATTATAACAAGACCATTCTGTTAAATTTCTAACATAATGTCGACAGTCATAAACTCCTAAAAAATATTTATATTCCATGTTTTTTTCATATTCTATTATATCACCTAATGATTTATTTGTATAACCCCAAAATATTTTTTTTGTTTTTCTATTTGTTTTTAATATATTAAAATTAAATCTTTCAAACGTTCCAATATCAAACCTAACTTTATAAAATATAGATTTAAATGTAACACCTATATGATATATATTTGTATTTGAAAATAATTGTTCTAAATGAATATATACCTTTATTTTTTTATTTAATGTAAAATCCAATTCATTTTTTAAAATTTCTCTATTACTATATTTTATTTTTATATTACTATAATCATCATTTAATTCCAAAAAATTTTTATAACCATTTTTTTTTAAAATATTTATTTTATTATCAAAAACTGTTTTGTAAGATATTTTTTTATCATAAATATTATTAAAAAAATGAAATTTATTTGGTAAACTAAAAGCAATTGAACAAATAAATATAGATAAATTCATAATATATTAATCAACTATTGTTTTTATTATTTTACTAAGTAATATTTATTATCTTCTATATAATACTTACCAATAATACTTGGAGATTCATTGTTTGACATAATATCTTCCGTTTTATAAATATTATTTTTATTATCTATATAATAAATTATACCATTTATTTCCTGAATCCATACTTCTCTTTTTTCTTTATTTGAATTATCAACAACTATATCATTTACAACACCATGTGGTCTATTTTTATCATGTGTACCACAATACTCAAAACCTTCTTTTTTTTTTCGTGTACATTGTTCACCAGATGCTCTTTTTGCCATACAACGTAAATATTGTGGAACACATGATTTAACTCTTTTTCTTTTAGTAAAATCTTCTTTCTCAAGAACTAAATTACTATAATCAAATATATATTTTAATAAATCACTTTTAACTTTATAATCAATTTCATGATTATTTTCTAATTTTGATTTAATATCATTTTTAAATTCATTGATAAAAACAGATATTTTTTGTTCAATGCGTTTTTCCATATTAAAAATCAATAATGTTAATTTAACAATATTAATTTTTTTAAATCAATTTTTTAAATATTTAATTATTTTTTTACAATCAAACTTTCTATTATTAAATCTTTTTTATTTTCATATGCATGTTTTATTATTTTAATACTTTCAGAATGTTCTAAACATGGAATATTATTTAAAAATAATAAAATATCATTTACACGAAAACCCTCTTTATAAAATTTGTCTTTTAAATTTAATTTACAAATTCTTACACCAATTCCTTTATTTGATGTTATTGTTATTCCTGGTGGTAAAGAGTCATCAAATTTTATAATATTTTTTTTTGTATATTCTGTTATTAATTTATTATTATTATTATTATTATTATTATTATTATTATTATTTTCTTTATTATTAATAATATCAAATTCTTTATCTAATTTAATTTCATATATAAATTTTTTACAAATAGGACATTTTGTTCCTCCACGATTTATCCATTTTAATAAACAATTATAACAATAATGATGCATACAAGAACCTACACAACTGTTTTGAATTACTTCAAAACATATAGGACATTCCATTTTATAATATAATACATTTATTATTTATATTATATTCTAAATTATCATTTTCTAAAAAATCATTATTTATAAATAATGCATCATGTTCAAATAAAATTTTATTGTTATTTAAATATTTTTCAGTTCCATTGTCTATAATTAATTTATTTGTTAAATTTGAAATATCTGTAATAGTATATGAATCTTTATGTACTAATACATTTGAAAATGAAAAATCCAAATTTTTATTTAAAATAGGACTAATATTTATTGTTGAACTACTTGTTTGAGGTGTAATATTTATTCCAGAAATAATATTATTTAATTCTGTATTTTCTATTTCTAATTTTTCAGTTTGAATATTACAACTATTAATATAATTTCTTATATTATTTTCTTCATAATTTTCTAAAACAATATGATTTTCATCTATTGAATAATTTACATTATTTTTACTTTCTTCTAAATGAATATCATTATTTATTTGTCCATAAAATAATTTTGTTCTTAATGAAAATCGTGTCAAATATTTTTCATGAAATGTATTAAATATACATAAATATTGAATAAATAAATTTATATTATTTTTCATATTTTCATTATTATAATGTAAACTATTAACCAAATTATCAATATTTAAACCACTTTTCTTTCTATTATTTTCCATTGTAAATTTATGTTCGCGAATCATATATTCATTTTTTAAAATATCAATAATTTGTATTATGGTATTATAAACCTCATTAATTATTTCAAAATCATATTTTGTATTTATATCAAGATCTTTATAAACTGGATAATTTTTATTTAAAAATCCAGACGTAATATTTTTATTACCAATTGTTTCATCTAAATATTTTACTATATTTTTATATAATTTATAATAATTACAATACATATGATTGTCTAACATATTAAAAATTTCATAATTATTTTCAAGTTCATAATTTATTAACTTACTTTGAAAATGCAAAGAATCAAGACCATTTTCTGTCTCATTAATATTATTTAATATTAACTCTTTATAAATACTATTTAAAGTATTTATTTTATCACCAAGAGATTTTAATAAATTTTCTACGGATTCTCTCAAATTTTTAATTTCAATAAATTTGCTTTTTAAATTATTAGAATCATCCATTTATAATAGTTATCTAAAAAAAATTGATTTATAGATTTATTTTTATAGTTAAATAAACAATTTATAATAATGATTACTATTTTGAATAGACTTTTTCCAATTGATATTTCAAAAACTATATATAATTTTATTATTCAAGATTATATAAAGTATATTTTAATTGGAAAATTATTAACAAATTCTCTCATTATGGAAAAACATTATAATAATTTTAATACTATTGTCAATAGAAAAATGATGCATTACGATATTAGTACAAATTATACAGAAATTGTTAATGTTTGCATATTTTTAAAATATATGAAAACACATTTTATAGAAAAAAAATATTATAGTTATGATGTTGATATGATTTGTTTAATACAAAACTTTAAAAAAATTATATTTTATATTGGGGAAAATGAAAATCATTGTTTAATTAAAAATTATTTTAAATTAATTTATAATGAAATTTGAGTTAGTAATTTATAGTTATTAAAAGTATAAATTAATTTAAATATTTTCTATATCCTTTTCAGATATTATACTAGATAAAATATTATTTTCAATAACACGATAATATTTAAATATTTTTTCATTGCTAATTAATAACTTATCCGGCGTCCAATTTGCATCTGAATATCGATTATTTTGTTTAATATCAATTAACTGTTTTTTTGTTAATGAAATAAAATGAAAACAAACTCCTTCTGATAAAATTTTATTTAATTCTTCATCACTGATATTATTGATATTTAATTCATTAATTTTATTAAAATTTAATTTACAACAAACATTATCAATGTCCTTATTATTTGTTATATTCCCACTATGAATCATATTATCCAATAATCTATTTTTCAATTTAAAACCATATTGTTTGCAACCATAACAGGTATATTTGGAATATCTATCATCAGAATTGTTTTTTAAAATATTATCTTTATTTTCATATCTAACTATTTGAATATTATTCCATGCTTGTAAACACCAAGACAATTTATTTTTATCAAAAGTATCGTTGCAAATATATTCAACAAAATGAAATCTATGCATAGATTTTTTTTTTATGCTATCTATATTATTTGAATATAAAAATTCATCATCATCAACATATAATAAATTATCAGATTTACTTATTTTTTGAAAAATTATTTTTTCCAATACTGATTTTATTAAATTCCAATTATTACAATTAGTGGTTTGATCTGTTTTATATAAAATAAGAGTAAATGTATTTTTATTACTTTGACATTTATATATTTCTATGTTTTCCAATATTTTTGGAATACTAAAATCTATTTTTTCAACGTGATTATAAAAATCACAATCAGAAAAATATTTTTCAATAATTTCGTGTTTATTTTTTGTATATCCAATAAAATAAATAAAATTATTAATTAACCAATATTTATTATAAAAATTTATAAATGAATAAAATGTTGGAGATTTATTTTTAAATAATGTTAAAAGAATCCACATTAAAAATATAAATATAATTATATATATAACTATATTTATATTGTTAATTATCAAATAATATATTTTTATACATTACATTATTTTCAATATGATTTTCAGGCAATCTTTCAATTTCTATAAAATTATTTTTTGTCATAAAATTTTTAATTGTATTAGCATCAGGTGCTCCTTTATAATTAGAATGATTACCATGGTTTAAATAATTTAAATTAGTAATTTCATTGGGCTGTTCTAATATTATATATTTTATTTTTTTTATAAATTCTCCTGCTCCCATTAAAATATTTAATTCATAACCTTGAACATCCATACATAATAAATCTATTTGTGTTATATTTTCTTTTTTTACAAAATCATTTAATTTAACCAATCTAACTTCTCCATTATATATTTGAGTATCACTAAAATCATATCTTTGTAAAAACGACGATGGGCCATGATAATTATCTTTTTTATAAGAAAAAAAAGGTTTATTAGAATTTATTTCTCCAAGACCAAAATTATAAAAATTAATATTATTAAATTTTTCTAAATTTTTTTCACAAATATCAATTGTATCGGGATTACATTCAAAAGAATAAATTTTTGAATTTTTAAATGTTTCACTCAATTTAATACTTTCTTCACCATATCTAGCACCTGCTTCAAAAATGATCTTTATTTCATCTATATTTAAATGTTTTAAAAATGCATTATTCCAATAAAATGACATTATTATATATATATTAATTTTTATTTAAATCTAAATTTTTAAACAAATTATTCCAATAATCTATATATAATATAGAAAAATCATATTCTTTATTAGAAATTTCTTCAAATTTATTATTTAAAAATTCTTCTGTTATTTCATTCCAATCATTTATAAAAACAATTGGTAAATGTTTAAAATTTGCATATGTTTTATGATATCTTGTAATTGGAATACTACCAAGATATAATGACATCCATAAACGATGTGTATCTATACCTGCTCCCCATGGACATAAAATAAATTTGTGATTATATATTTCATTTACAAATTTTTTATGACCATCATGAGTCCTTAAAAAATAACCTTTTGTTACCCAATCTTTATTTTGAAATAAATCTTTTACGATACGTCTTTCTTTTTCATTGCTAGAATTATTAAAATTTAAATATAAAAGATTTTCATCGTTTTTTCCATAATTTTTTTGTTTTGTAAATTGATTTACTATAACATCTAGATTTCCAACTATTTCATATCCTGTAGTATTAGGCATAGATAATGGAACAGATAATACTTTTTCATTTTGAATATTATTATTTATTGAAAAAATTTTAGTACATTTTAAATTTTTAAATATATTATAAACAAAAGGTTCATCTCCCATTTTAAAAAATAAATATTTAGCATTTTTATTAAAATCATTTAATTTTAAATTTTTATATTCTACAATTTCTATATTATATAATTTGCATAAATTAACATATTTTTCTTGTGTACATATTTGTGTTTTTAGTATTTTAAATTCATGTAATTTCATTATATAAATATATTTATTATTCTTTATATAATTAAAAATAATATAATTTTACATATAAGAATTTATATATATAAAAATAATACGATTATTAATAATATATACATTAAAAAATTATTATTGATAAATTCATCTGATCTATATTTTATATATTCATTAAATTTATTATTATAAAAAGAATATAATATATTATTATAAAAAAGAATATAATATATTATTATAAAAAAGAATATAATATATTATTATAAAAAAGAAGTAATCACAATAAAAGCACACACCGGCACAAGTTATATTTTTTATATTATATAAAAAATATGACTTAAATAATGGTATTTTTATAAAAAAATTATAATTTTATTTTATCCTCACTTAAATCTAAATTCAACCATTTAAATATAGGTAGCAATTTGTTGTAATTTTTATTAAAAGGTCTTAGTGGATTACAATCTATTAATTTTATGTTTTTTAAAATGTTTTCATCAAAATTATTGGGCCAGAAAGATCTATCCAATCGTAAACCAAAATATCTACCATTAAAATCAAATCTTTGTATTTTTAATAATACTTTATTTATATAAACTTGATCACTATGTCTTACTATCAAATAACGCATAAGTGATTCATCTGAAAAATTATTAAAATCTTTTCCAATTTGTTCTTTATTATCGATTGGATTTTTAATTATTCTAAATTGATTAAACCAATCATTAAAATTATCATAATTATATTCATTTATTATTTTTTTAAAAATATATGATTTTGCTGTTATATAATACATAGGAATTTTTCCATCATCAGGACCATTAAAATATGCATTCTGTCCCAAACCAACAAATTTATCTCCATCAAAAGCAGGTTTAATATTATTCATTAACCAATTAAAATCAAATAAATATTGATCAATATCGGTTAATGTACAAACATTATCCGAATATAAAGAAGCCATCCACATTCTAATTGTTTTTGCCTGAATACCTGTATGAACACCTTCTAATGGTTTAAAAATATGTAATTCATCACAAAAATTATTTAGTCTTTTAATTAAAGGATGATTTATATCTTTATCTGTTACAACACCAAGAACATATATACAATCTAAATTCTTTTTCCATATTTGATAACAGGATGGAACAAACTCTATATATGTATCTATTTCATTAGTACTTACAATTACATAATGTTTTTTATTTGACATTATAATAATTAAATAATATACAATTCTTTTTAAATAATAATTAAGTATTTTTAAATATTAACTAAACTTTTGATCTGGTTGCCCAAAAAGGATATTTTAAAGATTTTCCTTCTCCAAATGGCACCATCCAACTTTCATCGCCATCTATAACCACAGAACCATGTATTTTTCTTAATAAACTAAATACACTTTGTTCATGACGATTTTCTTTAAACTCTTTATGTTGGACACTATTATTATTATTATAATAATCTGTAAACATTTGTGAATCATATTCTAATGCTTTTATTAAAAGTTTTATAATTTTTATTAAATGTTCATTTTTTTTCATAACTAATATACCACCCAAATATTGCCCCGAGTTTGCATAATGACTGTTTAAATCCACGTTCAAATATTTAAATATCTGAGCGTTTGTCCATCTTTTCTCTTTCTCTAATCCACCCGGTCCATTATTTCCACTCATTTGAAATGACATTATACCATATTTACTATCATTTAACATTCTTATATATTCATGAAAACGTAGTTTTCCCATCGGATTTAATTTACATCCTGCGTCCAAAAATACCAGAAATTCTTCATTATTCATAGTTTCTAACTTATTAAGTAATATTATAGGTCTCCAAATCCAATATCCTCCGCCACGCGGTAACGATAATATATCTTTATATTTCATTATAAAATCACGAGGTAAATCAGATGGTCCATATCCAGAAATAGTTTTAAATTCACCAAACTCTTCTGCTTCTTTTAGTAAACGTTGTTTTGCCAATTCAAATTTATGATTTCCATATGTAATAAAATGAATATTATAATTATCCTTTTTCAAAGAATAATTTATATTTAATAAATTATTTTGTTCTATATTTACACTTTTATATATCAAATCTCTCCAATAATAAAAATATAATTTATCCATATTATATTCATTATTCTTCAATTTGACTTGAATTTCTTCATATTTTAATTCTAAAAATTCTTGTGTAATTTCATTCCAATCGTTTATAATTAAAACTGGCATATCTGTATATATTTCATTGATAGAAGATGATATAATAATTGGAATTGTACCAGTATATAAAGCTTCCCATGTTCTATGACAATCTATACCTGCTCCCGGTGGTGATAATATAAATTTATATTCTGATAATATATCATAACACTTACTATTAGTGACATCTATTTTAATTCTACCTTCAATAATAGATTGTCTAAAATATGTATTAGAAAATGGTATATTTTCTATAAAAGTGCAATATGAACTCCATTTTGTTTTAGCAATTTCTATAAGTTTTATTCTATCTGGATTAGAAGAAACTGATAAATTTACTGCAAATAATTTGGTTTTTTCTTTTAATTTATAATTATTTTTTGATAAACTTTTTAATAATGGATCTAAATGTCTTTCATGATTTAAACCAATTGGAATACAAGTTAATTTTGGATGATCATATTGTTTATTCCATGTAAACCATTGATGAAGAAGTGCATTATTTAAATATTCATCTTTCATAATAAAACCATCTGTTTCCAATGTTATCAATATAATTTTATTTTTAAAATTATGTATAATATTTGTAAAAAATTGTTCTACAATATTACTATATCCTGTAAGGCAAACAAATGTAAATGGTTTACATTGTGATAAATTAGTAGTTTGAATATTTGAAAATTTACGCGTATGCAATACTCCTCCATTATCTTTTATCCAATTTACAAAACAATCTTCGGTAATAAGATTTTTATAATCTATATTTAACATTATTATATTTTTATTACAAAAAATATTTAAGTAATTAAAGTATAATAATTCTAAATATTAATAATTTATTTAAATATATATTATTATTAATTTTAAATATATATTATTATTAATTTTAAATGTTAAAAGTTCGTTTTAGTGAAAATGCAAATATTGTTGTTTCTGAAAAAAATGGTATAAAAAACTATTTCGATTTATTTGATACTCAATTTCTTGATATATTTTTACCATCTCATAGAGAATATATTATAGTAGATGAAAATGAAAAAGCCGATATTTGTATACTTGGTACACAACATACCGACAATTCATTGTTACGAGAAGATGAATTAAATATATTCTTCACAGTTGAAAATTTTTCAGTAGGAAGAAAACATTATCAACATTTTAATAATTTTAATAAATTTAATAACCCAATGGTGAAATTATATATTTATAATGATGTCACTATACCAACAAATAATTGTATTCCTGCAATTTATCAACGTATTAACTATTTTAATAAATTAAATAATAATAATATTAAATTATATTATAATAAAGTTAGAGAAAGATATAATGAATTAAATACTCCATTTAATAAAAAAAAATTTTGTTTATTTATATCACAAAATGGATTAAATTATAATAAACAAAAAATATTAAATGAATTATCCTCTATTGGTCAAATAGATTTTCTAATGAATTTAGCAGAAATAAATACAAAATTAAAAACTGCATCGTGTTTCAATAGTTTTGAACTATTGAATACATTTAATAAATATAAATTTATTATTTGTTTTGAAAATTCAAAAACAGTTGGATATATAACAGAAAAAATATTCAATGTATTTTTATCAAAATCTATACCAATATATGATGGTGATCCTGAAGTCAATAAATTTATAAATAGTAAATCATTTATACCATATGATAATAATACACTAAAAAAAATAAATTTATTAATGAATAATGAAGTTTTATATAATAATATCATAAATCAAGAGAAAACTAAAGAATTAGATTATAGTTTTATAAATAGTAATTTTGATAGTTTATTACTATAATAAATATATATATTTAAATAAATAATTATTATTTATAAATAATGGATAATTATTATAAATTTTATTAATAGAAAAAAAATAATAGTAAAGATTTTATTCCTTCAATGCCACATAATATGAATAATACAACTATTCAAAATTTTGCAAATATAAATGAATTACGAATAAATGAATATCGTTATTTAAATGTTTATCCAACAGATAAAAATAGGAATTGAAATAGAAGATACAAATTTTGATATTTTAGACCCATTTCTTAATAATTATTTAAATTTTAATTAACTATATTAAGTATAATATTTAATATAGTTTTAACTCATATTATTTACCAATAACAACTTCCTTCTACCTTTTTAAATCCATCTGGTTGTTCTTCTTCTTTTGGTCGCGACCAATGTTTATTCATAAATAATCTTAAAATTGCTCCTCTTTCTCTCATCCATCTAGAACCATAAACCCCAAAATACATTTGTAAAACACCACCAACATAAATTGCTGATTTATTCATATCATATATTTTACTACAAACCAAATTTCCATATCCACCACAAGAACATAATGCTATATCAAAATCATCTTTAATTTTTTCTACTTCATGTATAAAATCATCTAATTCTTTATCAAATTCTTTTGATTCACAATCTCCTTGAGTTTGTGGTGGTTTTATAAAAATAAAACTACAATCTGGAAATAAATCTACTCCATAAATTTCTTTTAAAACTGGTAGTTTTTCTTCAAAACTTTTTTTAAATGGAGATACTATTAATAATCGTTTGCCTTTTAATGACTGTGTCCAAGGATTATTATATATATTATGAAAAATATCTAATGTAAATGCCCAAAGCCGTTTTTTATTTTTAAAATTTATATTTATAAAATCATGCGATCCTTTAATATACTTATAAACATCACCCCATGGATCCCATTCAAAATAAATATCACATTTATTAAATGCCTCTAAATATAATTGACTATATTTTATAATGGAATTAATATCTGACAATTTTATACCTGCATTATTCTTCATTGTTCCTATTGTATTCTTTATATAATTCATTTCATTATCCCCTACTTTTCGATTATTTAATATTGACATTCCCACTTGTGCATAATTATTTTCAACTCCAGCAATACGTGGTATAATAAAATTTTTATTATTATTTAATTTATTTTTTATATAATTAAATAATTGTAAATTTTCTTCTATAATATTAAATCTCCACCAATTATTATTTCTATCAATAAATCCATCCGTATTTTCTGTTACTGGTATTAATCTTATCCATGGTTTTGTTATTCTTTTTGTTGAATTATCATAATTTCTTTTTTGTGTTTCATGATTATGATATGTTTTAATTAAATATGGTTCATTATACACTTTATATCCTAATATCATAAATAAATATATTATATGATTATCACATCCGGGAATTCCCAATTCAAAATTAAAAATTTTTGATTGTTCTTTTTTTATATTATAATTACTATGAAATATCCATGTATCTTGACTATCTCCCCGTGGACCAAATATATGATTTCCTCGTTTATTGTGTTCGAATCTTAATAGCGAAAATATTTTTTTTTCATTAATTAAATTTGTTTTAAATAAAATAAATAAATTATCATCAAAAAAAATATCTGAATTTGCAATTATTATATAACCTTTAATTTTGTTATCTTCTATATAATTAAATATATCATTAAATTTAAGCCGCTTACCAATATTTATTTGTGTTATTTTATTTAAATCATTATCTGTTAAATTCATTTCATTTTTTGTGTAAATTTTTTCATTAAATAATAATATTTTATCAATATTTTTATTATTTACATTATATTTTAAAGTTTCCAATATTTCTTTTTGACGCTTATTATCTTTATCTATATAAAATTGTGTAATTAATATTATATTATCTTTATTTACATCACCCAAATTTGTTTTATGCGATAACATTGACCACCATGGATTATTTATATTAGGTTGTAATGGATTACCATTATTTTCCAAAATAAATTTATTATGTAGTTTATCTATATTATTTAGATTTAGATTTAAATTAAAATTCATAATTTAATATAAAATTATAGAGTATTTTATATTTAAACTTTTATATTTTATTAATTCATTATATTAATCAAATAACATAGAATCTATTAATTTATCTAAATTATAGCATTCAGGTTTCCACCCTAATTTATTTATTGCTTTAGATGAATCTCCCAATAATAATTCTACTTCACATGGTCTAAAATATTTTTTATCTACTTTTATTAAAATATCTTTTGTTTTACTATCTAATCCTACTTCATTTTCATTTTCTCCTTGCCACTCAATAATTATATCTATTTTTGCAAATGCTTTTTCTACAAATTCTCTAACAGAATACGTTTTTCCCATTGCCAATACATAATCATCTGGTTTATTTTGTTGCAACATTAACCACATTCCATGTACATAATCTTTTGCATGACCCCAATCTCTCTTAGAACTTAAATTACCTAATTTTAAAACTGGTAATTCTTTATTTTCATTATTATTAATATTTAAATAAAAATTGATTATAATTTAATATTTAATATAAATCAAAATTATTATTAATATGTTGTACTTTATTAAACATATTATTAATAATTTGTTAGTAAAATGCTTTTCAAATTATTACAATTATGAAATTGTAAATATAAAAAGAATAAATTCATCTGGTTCATTTATAGAATATGATAGTGATAATGAATAATTAGAAATTTAATATATATATAAAATTTTTTTTTATATTTATTATGTAAATATGAGTAAAATAGATAATAGTGATAAAAATAAAGATATTTTAAAAAATGAAAAAGAAAATAATGAAACTTATAATAATTCAGATGATCAATATACAAATTACAATGCAGAATGGAGCAAACAACATGAGCAAATTTTAGTAGAATGGGGAGATAAAGCCATTTGTTATAGATGGCTTCACACAGCATCGCATGATAATTATTCATTTAAAAATAGATGGTTTACTATTCCTGTTATTATTATGAGTACATTAACAGGAACAGCTAATTTTGCTCAAGAAAGAATTCCAGAAATATATCAGCCTTCATTTCAATTAATAGTTGGTTCAATCAATATATTAGCAGGAATAATTACTACTATTCAACAGTTTTTAAAAATATCAGAATTAAATGAGGCACATCGTGTAAGTGCTATTAGTTGGGATAAATTTTATAGAAATATTAAATTAGAATTAGCAAAATCAAGAAATGAAAGAATGGCTGCTTATCAAATGATTAAAATTTCAAAAGAAGAATTTGATAGATTAATGGAAACCAGTCCATCTATAAGTAAAAATATTATTAAAAATTTTAATGCTACATTTTCAGGCGGAGCAATAAAAAAAGATGGTATTTTAACAGAAAAACAAAAAAATTTTAAAGATTTATATAAACCAGAAATATGTAATATTATGGAATCTACTGCAAATTCTTTATATAAAGAATCAAAAGAAGATATTGAAAAGAAAAAAACAAAAAATTTAGTAAATTTTGTAAAAGAAAATAATGAATTTAGAAGAAAATCATTAGTAGTAAGTAACTTTATAAATGATTTTAATGATGAATACAAAAGGGAGCCTACACATGAAGAAGTATATGATAATTTAAAAGATAATGTAGAAAATAAAATAATATCTACAGTATTAAATGATAAAAAATAAACTATTTATTTTTATTCCATAAATTTATTAATGTGAACTTTTTCTAAAATAATATTAAATAAACATAAACCTATTCCCCAAATAATGTATGGCATGTATATATAAGTTGGAATATCAAAAAAATTTCCTAATAAACTTCCTACTGTTGTTATTAGTATAATAATAATAATTGTTATTAATACAGAATTCATATTTAATTAATGTAAATATTATTTATTTTCTTTAATTACTAATGTTGAATTTTCTTTAATAGGTCTATTTTCTAAAATAAAATTACCAACATCATTTGTATCTATTTCAGGATATTCTTTAAAATAATTATCTAACATTTTCATTAAATAATCTTTATTAATTGCTCCTTTTACTTTATTTTTTCTATATACTAATTTTCCATTATTTGTATCAAATCTATCAATATCATTATTTTCCATTACTGTTATTAATGTATCTGATAATTGTTTTTTACTATTTCTTAATTCTTTCATTTGTTTTTGCATTTCATTTATTTTTGAATTTATTAAAACCCATTCTTTTATTGTATTTATTAAAATTTGTTTAGATTCAGACATTTATAATTATAATATTAATAATTATAATTATATTTACATTCTTTTTATTTATTGTTTTTTTTTATCAAATATAATAACGCTGTTTCTTGTATTTCATTTGCTGCTTCATCTAAATCTTTATTTTTTAAATATAATCTTTTTATTAAATCATCTTTATTTCCTGATTGTTTTAATTTAAAATTTTTAAGTTCTTCTCTTAATTCCTTAATATTTTTTTTTTTATATTTTTTGTAAAATTCATTATCTATATTTAATACTAATTCTTCTTCTTTTTCTGTATATTTTAAATGTTTATTACAAAAATTTCCAAATTTAGTAATACATGCACTATTATTACACTTGTTTTTATTTTTATCTATATGATCACAGGAATTTATTTTAATACAATAATTTAAAGGATAATTAACACCTTTTATTTGTTCTACACTATAATATTTAAAAAAAGGCAATAATTTATTTGTAATTTTTCTACAATATGGACATTTTATTTCATTAAATCTTAATCGAGAATTATCTAATATTTTTTTTGTTTTTTGATATACAATTTCGTTATATAATGATAAATAATTAAATTTATGATTACATTCTAATGTAATATAATTATCTTTTAATTCTAAACCATCTATTAAACATATATTTTCATTTTTATCATTATTTTTTTCTTTTAATAAATCATTAAAAATTGTTAAATTATTTTCAAGATTCATATTTTTTAAATTATATTTATTTAAAATATTACTAATATATTTTTATATTATTATAATATTATTAAATGTCTGTATCAATAGAAATTTGGGGCAATAATATTTGGTATTTATTTCATACTATTTCATATAAATTAAAAGAAGAATCATTTACTATTGTAAAAAATGATTTAATAGAAATATTTAAAAATATTTGTAAAAATTTACCATGTCCAGATTGTTCAAAAGATGCAACAGAAGTTATTTCAAAAATAAATTTTAATACTATTAACACTAAAGAAGAATTTAAAATATTATTATTTAATTTTCATAATTATGTAAATAGAAAATTAAAAAAAAAAGAATTTAAGTATGAAGATTTTGATAATAAATATAAAAATGCAAATATTCATAATTTAATACATAATTTTAATATAATATTTAATTCAAATTCAAGCAATCCACATATGATAACAAACACTTTTTTAAGAAAACAAGAATTACCAAGAATTAATATTTTATTAAATAAAATACTTCCACATATGAATTAAAAATACTCTAATTATATATCAATCTATATTATCTTTTATATAAGTTTCTTTACATAAATTTTTTATTATTTTTTCTTCTGTAGCTTCACCAGATTTTCCTATTATTGTTATTGTTTTTGTAAAATAATCTGTTTTACTATCATTACTCATAAAATCTGGATTTTCTTCTTTCCAATCTTGTAATGCATTATAATTTTTTCCTGATGCTTTTTTTATTGCTTTTTTTATTTTTTCTTTTGAAGCATCTTTTGTCCATTCATTTTCATCTTTTATATATAATGTTTCTCGTTTTATATCTGTACAATGTAAAGGTCTTTCATATAAACTAAGTTTATTCATATTATCCATTATTGTTTTACTCAAACCATGGGCTAAACCATTTTGTTTTGTAAAATCTAGTTGTTGTAGACTTACTTCAATTGATTTAATAAAATCAGTCATATTAATAGCATCTTTACATTTTTCATTTAAAAATACATTTATATTAAATTTATTATTTTGTGTATTATTTGTTATATTATTTCCTATTTTTGGAAGCAATTCACTTAACTGTTCTTGTTGTTTACTTATTTGAGTTTGTTGCTTAATAATAATATTTTTTAATTCATCAACTATAGTATTTTCATTTATTATAGATAATTTATTAGAATTATTTAAATAACTACATTTTTTTTTATGACTCCATAAACTAGAATGATGCTTATATTTTTTTCCACATTCACATACAAATTTTTTTAAATCTAAAATTTCGTTTTCTTCTAAAATATTTGTAGTATTTTGTAGTTTTAAATGTTTAGATGTTAATAAATGTCTATTATAATCAGTTTTTTTAAATGTAATATAATTACAATTTTTACAAATATATTTTATTTCGTTTTTTTTCGTTTTTTCTGTAGTCATTTGTAGTATATATTATTATAATTATTTATTTATATTATAATAATAAATTTTCGTTTTTTTCGTTTTTTTATAGTATTTTTTGACTACATAACAAAAACATTATAAATATGATTAATTTTATATAGTAATTACATTATAAAATAAAATTAGTAAAATATATTTTGAAAATTTTCGTTTTTTTTGTAGTCAAAATGTAGTATTTTGTAGTATTTTTTGTTAAAAATTTTCGTTTTTTTCGTTTTTTTGTAGTATTTTGTAGTATTTTTTGTGTTGCATAACAAAAAAATCAAACAATGAAAAATATTAATTATCATAAATGTATTCATTTATTTTATTAAAAAAAATTTTCGTTTTTTTTCGTTTTTTTTGTAGTCAAATGTAGTATTTTGGGATGTCCAAAAATTTCAAAATTTTTTCAAAAAAAAAGTATGGTAAGGAGAATTTTTTACATTTTTTATTAAATTGAAACCTTTATCGTAAGAAAACTAAAAAAAAGTGAATTTTCAACTATTTTTCTATATTATTGTATCCATTTCAAAAATGGACATTTATTTTATGTCCAATTTCAAATTTTTTGACTTTCGATTAAAAAAATAAAAAAATCACCAAAAATAATATTTTTATTTTTGTTATGTAAAAAGGTAACAATTTTTTTATAGTCAAAATATGGGTAGATAAGTCCACCAAATAATTTCTTTAAGTATAATTTTTAAATATATTATTTAATATTTAAAATAATATATTTAGATCAACTAGCATTTGTATCAAATTTAGGATCACTTTTAATATTTACTTCATTGCCTTCCTTAAAATCACGGTTATTGTCAAAAATATATCCACATGTTCTCCATCTTCCTCTATTTGAATCATAATTACAATTTCTTATAGCCTGAGTTTCACCCTCGGACCCAATACCCCACTTCAATATTGGAATATCATTACAAAATGCATATACACTATCTCTATAAGAATCGCAAACCGGTTTTTGATTTCTTTCTTCTTCCGGTAATGTATATTTTATTGTTGATTTTTGAATTACTCTATCAACTGGAACATTTTTTGTACCATAAGTACATTTAAATTTTTGTTTTTTTGGTTTTCCACATTGAATATTATTAGAATCTATTTTTGTAAAATATGCCATGTCTTTATTTGTCATTGCTATTAAAGAATAATAAACTATTCCAAATAAAATACCAACTAAAATACCTAAGAATATTCCAAATATTGGCGTACATAAATCGGAATATTCAACACTACCATTTATACCTAATAATGTAATTAAAAATACCATCAAAGGATAATTTTGAGCATTATTCAAAAACATAGGATATATTAAAAATGATGCAGCAAATGCTATAATAGTAGATGAAGTAGAAGGAGAATTAAATATATTATTTTCACTTCTAAATGTAAATGGTGCGGGTAATGTATTACAAAATGGGGATGCCAAATCAGATTGTGGTGATTTTATAGTATTTTTTAATAAATAATTTATAAAAGTAATTATTACTAAACCAGACATAAAAATTAACCCTTTTACAATATTATTTGTCAATATAGAATACATAATCATGAAAAATGTTATTAATAAAGGAGATAAATATGACATAAATTTTAATATATTTGTTAAACTAAATGTTAATGCTTGAGGCATATTTTATTATTATATTAATAAAATATAATAATATTATTTTTTAATTCTATTCTAACATAAGTTTTAATACTTCACTTATATGAGAGACAGAAATATATTTATATTTTTCAACAAGAGAGGAATGTTTTTTACAATATAATAAAAAATCTTTTTCATTATCTTTTGGATATAAAAATGTTTTAACACCTGCTTTTATACCACCTAAAAATTTCAAATCTAAACCTCCAATTGCTGTTATATTCCCTTGTAAATTTATTTCTCCTGTTATTGCAAAAGTATTTTTTATTTTTTTATTTGTTAATAGACTATATAATACTAATGTGATTGCCGCACCTGCCGAAGGTCCATCTTTTGGTGTAGCACCTTCTGGTACATGTAAGTGAAATCCTTGCATTTTTGTTTCTTCAAAATTTTTCATAATATTATTTAATACTTTTTTATCAAGTAATGATAATGCTAATGTTTTAGATACAGTCATACTTTCTTTCATAACATCACCTTGCATACCTGTTAATTTTAACTCCATAAAAGTATTAGTATGAAAAAATTTTGATTCAATATGTAATATACCACCATTTCCTAAAGAATTTGCCCACATTCCATTTACTATACCTACTTTTGATTTATCATTTATTTTTACTATGCGAGTTTGATGTCTATCACATAATATTGTTTCTATTAATTCTTTTGAAATTATAACAGGAATATTATAACTGTTAATATTTTTAAGAAGATCAAGGTTAATAGAAGATATTATTTCAAATAAAACTTCTTTTAATTTTCTTACACCAGGTTCATTTGTATAATTTGATATTATAAATTCTAACAATTTTTCATCAAATTCTATAATATTTACAAGACCAAATTTTTTATATAATTCGGGCAATATATAATCCCGAGAAATTATTAACTTATCTTCTAATAATAAATTATCAAATTTTATTCTATGTATTCTATCTAATAATATTTTATCTATTAATTCAACATCGTTATAAGAAAATATAAATAATGCTTTTGATAAATCCAAATCTATATTACTGAAATATTTATCTTGAAATGTATCATTTTGTGTAGAATCAATTAAATGTGTTAAAATTCCAATAATCTCTTTACCATGTTCTGTTTTACTTACTTTATCTAATTCATCTATAAAAATAATTGGATTCATACATTGTTTTTCTATTAATATATCTACAATTTTACCCCACGTTGAACCTACATATGTATAATTATGTCCATCTAATGTACTACCATTAGAAGAACCACCAATAGCTATAAATGAATATGGTCTTGCTTCACCATTTATATCTTTTAAACAATTTGCTAATCCTTTTTTTGCCAATGTAGTTTTTCCTAATCCTGGAGCACCTTCAAACCCAAAACAATAACCTGTTTTTTCTCCATTAATCCATTGACCAAGAACTCTTTCTATCTGTTTTTTAGCATTATCATGTCCATGTATAGATTTATTTAAAATATTGTTAAAATCACTAATATATTCTATTACAAAATCATTTTTTTGTTTTATTTTAGTAATATTTTTTTCAATATTAATTAATGAAGTATAAATAGTATTATTATTCATAGATTCCATTACTACTAATATTTCTTTTAATGCATATATATTATTAATATTTGCATTTAAAAAATTATCAATACATAGTTTAAAATTATTTTTGTCAAATTTTAATTCTTGAATATTATATTTTTTACATATCATATTTATAGATGTTAATAAATGCGTTATCTTTTTTTTATTTCCAATATTTTCTAATAAAAATTTAAAAATAATATTGTAATGTGGTTCTAATTCTTTTTCTAAAATATTTATTATATTTATAATTTCTATTGAATTATATTCATTTTTATCATTTAATAAAAAAGTTATGTTATTTAAAAATTTAATTAATTCTTCATTTTCTAATTTATCAATATTAATATTTTTAATTGTTTCCACTAATAATTTAAATAAATCATGAATTTCACTTTTTTTTGTTAATATGTATTCCTCTTTATAAATACCAAAAGGTATTTTTAATAAACCATCCAAATATTGACGTGCCTTAGAACCAGAATCTTCCGATTTAGATTTTATTTCTTTTAATTTTTGCATGGCTTTTTCTTTTACACTATCTTTTACTTTCATTAAACAAATTTGTTGTTCTAATGGAATTTTATTATTATCAAAATTAGACAAATTAGTAGTATATTCTATTGTTTTATACATAGCATCTTTGAAAAATTTTTTACAATTCCATGGAAGACTATCATATATTTTTTTTTGTTCAAATGAATCACTGTTATTTTGATTGTCATTTGATAATAAATCATAAAGTAAATATGATATATATTGAAACTCTTGATTATGAGTATTCAATAATAATATAATTAGCATCGAACGTTGTGTAAATAAATCGCTTCCTATAAATTCTTGAACTATTCCATTAATAGTTTTTTGTTCAAAATTATTAGATTGATTTATAATATGGACATATTTATTAAATATTTCTTGATTACTATAAATTAAAAATTCTTTTATATTTAAAATATTATTAAAATTATTCCAAATATTTTCATTATAAATCTCATTTTTACTTCCGATATTTCTTATATAATCATTTAAACTTTTTTTTCTATTTTCCAAATATTTAAAATTAAAGTTATTTAATAATATATCATCTATTATACAATTAATATTTAATGATTTTTTATTTGAAACATCATGTATTATTACTTTAATTCCACGAACTCTTAAATTAAAATTTGATTCACTGCGCATCAAATCAAAACATTCTAACATATTTGATTCTTCTACTAATATTTTATCATCTAAAATTTTATTTTTTGCAACTTCTTTTGAACCATTGTTTTTTTTATTATTCCAATTTATTATTTTATAATTTATTGGATGTAAATATTTTTTTATTAGTTCATATTTATGTTGCAATTCACTACTATTAAATAATTTATCATAAAAATTATTTCCTATACATATTTTTAAAAAATTATCAAAATTATAAATACCATTATTTTTTATAACCGATGATAAACTATTGTTTATATACTGTAATTCGTTTAATATATTATCTTCATTAATATTATTTATTAAACTAATAATTTTTTCAAGATTATTAATACAAAGATTACAATCATTTGATGTTATAATATTATTTAATTTATATTGTTGTAATCCATATTGTATATTATCTATTATTAGTTTGTAAAAGTTAATTTTTTCATCATATATATTCGCCATGCCTATCTTAAATATATTATAATTATATTTATATATTTATAGATTTAATTATATTTATAAAATTGATTAAAAATATTATTTTATAAATTATTATATTATTTATTATACATTATGGGTATACCATTTTATTTCTCATATTTAATAAAAAATCATAAACAAATTATAAGTAAATTAGAAAGTTTGGATTTTATAGATAATTTATATTTAGATTGTAATTCTATTATTTATGATTCAATAGATTTTAAAGTATATGAAAATAAATCACAATTTGAAAATTTCATTATAAAAAATGTAATAATTAGAATTGAAAACATTATAAATATTATCAATCCAAAGGAAAACATATTTATTGCTTTTGATGGAGTTCCACCTATTGCAAAATTAAATCAACAAAAAAATAGACGTTATAAATCTTCATTACAAAATTCAATGTTTAATAAAAATTCTTTATGGGATACTTGTTCTATTACGCCAGGAACTAATTTTATGAATAAACTAAATAATGTTATTAAAGAACATTTTACAAATAATGAAAAAATTAAAAAATATTCAAATAATACTATTATACTTAGTCTTTCAGATGAACCAGGCGAAGGAGAACATAAACTTTATGAATATATTAGAAATCATCCACATAATAACAAAAATACTCTTATTTATGGTATGGATGCTGATCTTATTATGTTAAGTCTCAACCATCTAAAATATTGTAATTCAATTTATTTATATCGAGAAACTCCACATTTTATTAGTTCTCTTGATAATTCACTCGATCCAGAAGAAAAATATTTAATAAATATTTCTGAGTTAGGTGTACAAATTTACAAAGAATTAGTAGATGATATCAGTATAAAAAATGATACACCAGATTGGTTAAAAGAAGCAAGTAATATTTTAGATTCATCATATAATTATTCAAATTTTGAAGGTTTTCATAATAAAATAGAAGATTATATTTTTATATGTTTCTTGCTTGGCAATGATTTTATGCCTCATTTTCCAGCACTTAACATTCGTTATAATGGATTTAATGTATTATTAAATTTATATAAAAGTGATTTTGGAGTAAAAAAACAACTTATAAAAGATGGTAAAATAATATGGAAAAATTTAAAACTATTTATTGAAAAATTAGCAAATAATGAAGAAGCATTTTTAAAAGAAATATATAAAATACGTGATAAACAAAGCAAAAAAAGATATACTGAAAATAACATTGAAGAAAAAGAAAATAAATATATAAATTTACCTAGTTTTGAAAGAAACATTGAAAAGTTTATTAACCCATACGAAGAAGAATGGCAATTTAGATATTATTATAGTTTATTTGATGTAAATATTGATAAAAATAAAAATTATATTCCTGAAGTATGTAATAACTATTTACAAACACTACAATGGACATATTATTATTATTCAAAAGAATGTATCAATTGGAATCATAGTTATAAATATCATTATCCGCCTTTAATTAGTGATTTATATAAAGCAATTCCGTATTTTGATAGTGAATTAGTTTTAAAAGAAGATAAAAATATTATTCATGAATATTTATTATTATCTTATGTATTACCTCTAAATAGTTTAAATTTATTACCACAAAATATTCATAATTATTTATTAAAAAATTATGAAGATCATTATAAAAATGATTATAATATAATTTATGCTTTTTGTAAATATATTTGGGAAGGACATGTAGAATTTCCAAAATTAGATTTTGAACAATTCTCTAAAAATATTAATAACTTAATTAAATAGCTAGTTAGTTAGTAGTCAAAAAAGTTGTTGTCATATTTAGGTGATAACTCAAATACCCAAATTGCTGTTATAGCTGTGTACCTTGATTTGTTTGAGCTCGATCCCTCCAACATTTTCGTAGATGACTTTCGCCTTGTTGCTCATTTGCATATAGTATATGTACAGAAAAAGAAAACTGCCTTAGACTCACTGAGTTTTGAGAGCATCAATCTCTGCCTTCAACTCTTGAACTGCTTTGAAAAGTATAACTGTTAATTGATAATTATCCATAACTACTATATCACCAATTTCCTCTTTTAAATCATCACTAAATGCTTCTCCAAAATTCCGGTTTGCTACACTTAGACAAGCATGTCTTTGTAACTCTTCTGTTGTAAGACCATTACTTAGTGTTAAGCCCCCAGTTACATCTACATTATTAAATGAAGCATCTCTGTTATCTTGAAAAACATTTCCTAAACTAGTATTTACTGTTTGTATTATTCTATCCATGGATGGTATATATAATTCTTGTGCCATTAAACAATTTATATTATTATTATCATAACCTAAAACACCACTTGATACATCTATATTATTACCATCATCACTTATTTGATATTTTAAATAATAAGTAATATTATCAGAACTATCTGGACTATCCACATAATCAAAACTATAAATTACATTTTGTATTACACCAAATACACTACCAAATGACATATCTCTAAATAATATTGTTTCACTATTATTTAATACTCTTATTAATTGAAAACTTATAAATTGTTCACTTTCTGCGGATGCAATATAACTAATTTTACCATGTAAAAATACTTTTGAATTATTTGATAAAGGGTTATAATCAACTTTGTACCCAGAACCACTTAAATCAATCCAAGTATTTCCCTGGCTTGTTAAATTAGTTAATAAATTATTATGATTTGCAAACGCATAATTATTATATTTTTTTTATTTTTTTATCATTCTCTCAAAATTTATTTTATAATTTATAAAAAATATAAAATAAATATTTAATTTTTTATACTTCTTAAACTTGTATTCTTTCTTTTTTTTAATGTTTTTTTATTCTCTCATCAATACTCCTCTAAATATAAAAAAAATTAATTCCCTTTAAGACTATCTATCTCATTCTTTAATTCTTGAACTGCTTTGAAAAGAATTAATATTAATTCTTCGCTGTGTAGATATGTCACATCATTATCTAAATAATAAATAGGTTTTTTTAAACATTCATATTTTTCTAACTCTTCTTTTGTAATACCATTACTTAAATTAATTGATTTAAAACAATCAATTAGTTTCATTTATATAATACTAAATAAAAAAAAAACTAAACCATTTTAAAAACTGAAATTTGATTTTGAGAAGCCCCACCTGCTATTCTTATATGTTGAGGGTGGTAATGTGGATTTGTTTGAAAAGTTATTTTGGTATTTGCTGTGGTTGTTGTTATTACCCAACTTCCTGTATAAGTAGTCCATACAGTCCACCACTGTCCGTTATAATGATATTGTCCGCTTGTTGGGGCAAGGATTAAAGCCATACCAAACACGCCAGTGCCTGATATTTGTTGAACATCAAACATATAATTAATCACATAAGTTCCTACATTTGCAAGTTGTATTTGTGAGGAATTCAGTAGAGTAACACCTCCACTTACCAAGACTTGACTCAATATATTAATCGTAGTGTTCCCTGTAGTTCGTAAGTCGTGTGTATAAGTTCCTGCTAATGTAAAAATACCATAATCGCTTAATGATGATCCTGATGGTGGTGTATAAAATAATGTATTATTACTTAATTCTATTAAACTTACAGAAGATGCATCTAAATTTGAAACATCTGTAACACCGCCCACTGGAGTTGTCCATGTAGGTATATTTCCACTCCCTTGACTTGTCAACACTTCACCTGAAGCACCAAAACTATTATTAATTGTTAAACCTCCATTAATATTTACATTACCACTAATATCTACATTATTAAATGAAGCATCTTTTTGTTGTTTTAATAGATTTTCACTTAAATCATAAAAATTACTACTTAAATCATAAAAATTATTACATAAATCATTTATTAAAGAAATTATTCCATTATCATTTGAAACAACATAATCATCGCTTTGTTCAAACACAATTTTACTATTATTCATTAAAATATTTCCACTCATATCAATATCTCCTTGAATACTTAAATTTCCACTAATATCTACATTTCCAAAAGAAGCATCATCATAATTTTTTAAATTTGTATTAATTCCAGTTAATTGACTGCCATCACCTATAAATGTATTTGCAGTAATACTTCCATTACCAATATCTAAATCAGTATTATCATTTTTCCATTTATTGTCACTTTTACTATAATAAAAACTTTTATTTGTACCATCACTAAAACTTATATCAATACCAGCAGTATCAAATATATTTGAATCTGCATTTAATTTTATACGATTATCGCATATATCTAAAGTTGTTGAATTTATAGTGGTTGTAGTTCCTTGAACTTCCAAATCTCCTTTAATAATTAATTTACCAGTATTATTATCATGAACTGCAGGATCTATTACGATAGTAGATCCACCTTTAATAATATCCACATTAAGAAATCCATATAAACTTAAATTTTGACAACTTAAATCACCAAAAATACTATTAGATTCGTCTTTATAAATTTTTATTCCATTATTTGCATTTAATCTTATTCTTGAAAAATTATTATTTGCTGTATAATTACCAATTCTTAAATCAGTATTATTATTGGAAGGATAAATTTGATAATCACCATAATTTGTATTTGTTTGTTGAAAAAATCCATGAGTAATTGTTGGATTATTATCAGACATTTTTAATTTTATAAAACTACAAACATTACTATTAAGATTATTATTTGTTAAAGTTAAAAGTCCACTCATATCAACATTTTGAAATGTTACATCATCACCATTTTGAATTGCACCACTAATATCATTTAATCTACTATCTAAATTAATTAAAGATATAGACATATTTTATATATAATATATAAAAATTGTAAAATATTATTACGATTAAATTAAATTTATAGTAATTTCATTAAAAATTATTATAAATTATTATTTTTATTATTATATAATAATAATTATAAACTATCAGTAAAAGAAATATTATTATTATTTAAATATTTTTTCAATTCATTATAAGCTATTTCCCATAAATTAGTAATATATGGATTTTCTGTTTTTAATTCTATTAAATGTGTATGAATATTTTTTTCATTAAATGTAAAATTACAAATACACTCAAACGTATATTCATAAGTTTCATTATATAGTTCTTTGTTTGTTTTAATATCTCTAATATTGACATATACATTTTCTAAATAAGCTGCTCCGCTATAAATAGGATATGATTCAATATTTATTCCCATTATTAAAATTAATAATATTATTTATTTAAATTATATTATAATTAAAACATATAAAAAATTTAGCATATAAAATATAATGTCAAAATTAAAATTTGCGTTAATAGCATCACATCCAAATTTATCAACAGGTTATGCTAAAATTGGTACACATATTGCAAATGAATTAACTAAATATTTTGATGTAATATATTTGGGATTTCAAAATACAAGTAATGAAAATATTAATAGAGATGTTAATAATAACGTAAAAATTTATGATTTATATAATTTAGATAAAGATAGTATTATGGGATTTGGTGATAAAGCTATTTTACCAATTTTACAATTAGAAAAACCAGAATTTGTAATTATCTATAATGATCATGGTGTTTGTAGTTCAGTTCTTAAATTAATAGAAGAATATAAATGTAAAAAATTTTGTTATATAGATTTTGTTTTTGAATATCAATATATTCCTAATATAGATTTTATAAAAAAAAATAGTAAACTTATTGCTTTTAGTGAATCTTGGAAAAAACATTTGATAGATTTTTATGGATGCAAAGACGTAATAAAAATGTATCATGGTGTTAAATCATATCCTGAAATAATTAGTAAAGAAGAATTAGGTTTTAAAAAAGATGATTTTGTTATTTTATCAATGAATCGAAATGATTCTAGAAAAAATATTGATCTTGTTATTTATACATTTTTAAATTTTTATAAAAAAGTTAATAATCCAAATGTTTATTTATTTATTAATTGTTTATTAGAAACTGGTTTACTAATTGTAGAATATATTAAAATATGTTGTAGAAGATTAGAATTAGATGAAAATATAATACTTAATGAAAAAATTAAAATACCTGTTGATTGTGGGCATGCTACAGATGAATATATACATGCTCTATATAGACATTGTAATGTCGGTATATCTATCACTTCTGGTGAAGGTTTTGGGTTAACTGTTATCGAACAACTTCTGTATAATAAACCAGTTATTTGTTCAAGACTAAAAATTTTTGAAGAATTAATATCAAATGATTATCCTTATTTTATAGATCCTGTAACCGAAGGATATTCATATGATAATTTAGGTGGCATAAAATATTATTTTAAAATGGAAGATTTTTTAGTTAAATTAGAAGAAATATATCATAAAAATCCCAGTGTTGATTATTCTACAATAATTTCTGAAAAATTTAATTGGTCCAATATAATTAAAGAATTTGTAGACGAAATATCTTAAGTATTTTTATGTTTTATATTTTATATTTTATATTTTATTTTTTATGTTTTATTTTTTTTTAATATTTCTACTTCAGTTTTAAGTTCTTTAATCGATTCTATAAGTAGAGGTATTATTTTATAATAGTCGACTGCCAACATATTATTATCTCTTTCAGTGACAACAGAGGGTAATACATCCTTGATTTCCTGAGCTATTACACCATAATCGTCTTTTGGTCTTTCAGGTTTATTAAGCCAATCAAAGGTATATCCTGATATTTTGCTTATTTTATCTAAAGGTTCATTTATTTTATTAATATTAGTTTTAAGTCTAGCATCTGATGTGTAATTTGCTATAACATCTCCTTTACAGCGAAGTTCATGAGTCCCTCCATCGTGTCTATAAAATGTTAATAAACCGTTAGTACCATCATGTGCTTTATATATAAACTTATTTGTTGTATCTTGTAAAATAACATTATGTTCTTCAGTGTCTGGTATATTACTTATTGGTTCTATTTTACAACTATTAGCAGTTGTGTTTTCTAAAGCAGAACCAGTAGCATTAATAACAATACTATTAGACGCTTGTGAATTAGAGGCGGCCTGTTTACCTATAGCAATACTATTTAGACCCTGAGAGATATAACCAGCCTGATATCCAATAGAAACAGCATAGCCTCGCTGATTATTACTACCAGCCTGATAACCAACTGCTACAGAATGACCTTCTTGTGTAGCACCATTCCACCCCTGTGAATTATAACCCGCCCGCCAACCAACTGCTACAGAATTGGACGACTGACTTTGATAACCTGCTTGTCTACCTATTGCTGTACCACTATTTCCTTGATATTCCCTACCTGCCTCACCACCGACCGCTGTAGCAGAAGTGCCCTGTGAATTAAAACCAGCTACAGCCCCGATCACTGTTGAATATGTTCCTTGACTGATTTGACCTGCGTTAACTCCAACTGCTGTGGAGTTATCACTCTGACTCGATGCACCAGCTGAATTTCCTATAGCTACACATGATATGCCTTGGAAGTTTTGTCCGGCATTTAGGCCTATAGCTACACTGAATTGATTTTGACTTGTGCGTCCGGCTGACCTTCCAATAGCTACACTCTCGCTTCTTTGTGTATTAGAACCCGCCTGATGACCAATTGCTACATTAAAACTACTTTGGCTGACATTTCCAGCCTGATAACCAATTGCTATATTACAATTACTTTGTGCATTACGACCAGCCTGCTCTCCAATAGCTACAGAATTACTACCCTGAGAGTTACAACCTGCTTCTTTGCCTATTGCTATAGATTTACCTCTTTGACGGTTTTTACCAGCAGCGTAACCAATTGCTATAGCGTCTCTTTCTACTCCAGGTGTAGCATTATGATTCCATCCTTGTAAATTACAACCAGCCTGATAACCAATTGCTATACTATTACTGCACTGACTTAGAAATCCCGCATATGCTCCAATAGCTACACCATAATTATTTTGTGAATTACAACCAGCCACCATACCAATAGCTATACCTGCTGTTCCTTGAACATTTTGTCCAGCCTGGGAACCTATAGAAACCCCTCTTATCCCTTGAAGATTGGAACCTGCGTTATTTCCAACTGCCACAGCAAAACCTCTTTGTGAAGTTGTTCCAGCCCTGTTCCCTATAGATACAGAATAACCCTCTTGTCCAGGTGTAGCATTATGATTATAACCCTGTCTGTATTTACCAGCCTGATCTCCAATAGCAACACAATCAAGTGCTTGTGAATTACAACCTGCTAAATAGCCAATAGCCAATCCCTCAGCACCTTGAGAGCCTTGTCCTGCCCAATAACCTATACATATACCTCTACGACCTTGTGTATCTTGTCCGGCTTGTTCTCCAATACTTATAGCACCATTAGATTGTGAATTACAACCAGCTAAATATCCAATTGCTATACTATTTGATCCTTGATTAGTGTTACCAGCATAAGCACCTATAGAGATTGCATAATTATTTTGAAGATTTGATCCAGCCCAAAATCCCATGCAAATAGAATGGTTACCTTGACTTACTCTACCTGCATTATAACCAATAGCAATAGAGTTACTACTCTGATTGCTTCGAGCGCATCTATAACCAATTGCTATAGATCCACCTCCTTGTGTTTCTTCTGCTGCCGTTTCACCAATTGCAATTGTTAAATTTTGTTGACTTGTTTTTCCACAGTTATTTCCAATTGCTATTCCACTTTCTTGATTTTGGTAACCTGCATAGTTACCAATTGCTATACTTTCCACTTTTTGGCTCTGATAACCCGCGTGGTTACCAATTGCTACTGCTCTATCAAATTGTGAATCAGCCCCAGTGTTATTACCAATCGCTACAGAGTATGATCTCTGAATATTAGACCCAGCATTATTACCAATTGCTACACATGATTGGTACTGACCACCATTAGAATTTGTGGCACCTGTGTTTAAGCCTATATATACATTTCTATTTGCAGTTGAACTTCTAATCTGAATATCATTAGAAAATGTAAGTAAATTATCTCCTGTACTTGTAATAGTATTTCTATTGGTTGCTCCGGATGATCCATCCGATACTAATAAATCTCCACTAGAACCTGGTATAGTTATAGAACTTGATGGAATATTGCTTAAATCTGCTAAATTATATGAAGTATCTCCTTTTTTAAAAATTATTTCATTATTACCAGAAACTTCTAAAATTAAATCTTTTCCATCATATGGAGAAATTGTTAAATCATCTCCACTAATGGATGTTATAGTATTTGCATACATTTTCCATGATTTTTTTCCTGGATTAAATTGATGTAAATCAGACATTAATGTATATATTAATATTAATGTATAAAATTAAATTATAGTTTAAAACTTAAAATATAATTTAATGAAAATTTTTAATTATTTATTTAAGGAACATATAATTCTTGTAAGAAAATATAATTACCACCATCAACAATACCATAACTTGTATCTATATCTGTTCCTTCACGTTTGAATTGAAGTTTATAAGCAACATTAGTACCGCCTGGGGTATCTATATAAGTACCATTATAAACACTTCTTATAGTAACACCCATATTTGAACCAATGTTTTCATCTGTGAAAACAGGAGTAGCATTATAATTACTTCCTCCATCTGTACTTCTTAATACTCTGAAAGATAAAGTTTGATCTGCTTCAGGAGATGAAATAAAATTAACTTTAAATTCCATTTTAACTAAAGAATTAGCACTTAATAATGTTTTAGATAAAGAATATCCTGTAGCATCTTCCCAATTTCCGGTTGCACTTGTACCAGATAAATCATTTAAACCAGTGGTTTTTAATTCAAATGTTGATTTTGTAACAGGAATTTGTGTGTCAGTTCTTGTAGGTAATAAATGTCCAGATATATCTAAACCACCTGTAAGAGTAACTTTATCAGTAACATTAAGAGTACTATTTAAAGTAGTAGCACCTGTAACACTAAGAGTACCACCTACACTAGCATTTGCTGTTACACTTAAACCTGTTCCAGTTCCTTTGCTTAAAGTTAATGTATCAGCAATATCAGCAGTACTGTTTGCATCAAGAGCACCTGTTAATGTAGTAGCACCTGTAACAGCAAGAGTACCACCTACACTAGCATTTGCTGTTACACTTAAACCTGTTCCAGTTCCTTTGCTTAAAGTTAATGTATCAGCAATATCAGCAGTACTGTTTGCATCAAGAGCACCTGTTAATGTAGTAGCACCTGTAACACTAAGAGTACCACCTACACTGGCATCTGCTGTTACACTCAAACCTGTTCCACTTCCTTTGCTTAAAGTTAATGTATCAGCAATATCAGCAGTACTGTTTGCATCAAGAGCACCTGTTAATGTAGTAGCACCTGTAACAGCAAGAGTACTACTTAAACTAGTAGCACCAGTAACATCAAGAGTATCAGCTACATTTAAAGAACCACTAACATCTAAATTAATATTTGTTGCCCATTTTGTACCGTTAGAATCAAATGTAAATGTTGCATAAGCATTATTTCCTATTGTAATACCGGCACCATCTGCCATACCAGCACTTACATTTACACCTGAAGCGAGAGTTAAATTATGGTCGGATACGTCTACAATCGCCGAATGAAATGTAGTTGTATTACCACGAACAATTAAATCACCTAAAATTGTTACACTACCAGAAGCATCTTCGGTTGTTGCATCATCTAAAGCAAAAGGATCAATTACAAGTTCATGGGGAGTAGATGTGGAATGTATTTTACCTCCATATACTCCACTACCGAGAGTTAAACTTGCAGTTTGACCACTTCCTATTTGTACATCACCAGTAACATCAAGAGTACCAGCAACAGCAGTATTACCAGTGGATGAATCGACTGTAAATTTATTAGATAATAATGTATCTTTAACATTTAAATCACGTAAATTTGTACTTCCTGTAAGAACATGAACATCTCCTGTAAAAACTCTTAATGTACTTTCAACACCAAGAGTACCTGCAACACTAGTATTACCAGTTCCTGATGCAACTGTAAATTTATTTGTAGCAACATCAAAATCACCATCAACACCAACA